GAGAATGTACTTGGCGGCTTCTAATGCAGCCTGCTTTTCGTTGTTGTTGTTCTTATCTAATACGTAACTATATGTCTCGTCATCAAGAAACTCGTAAACAGGGTCTGTGTCTCCCGTAACTAGCCTGACTCGATCTGTAATACTATTTACTGGATCACTTGTGAATGCCATCTGCTTCTCTCCTGCTGCATAAGAAAAGACACTGAATAAGTATCCTTTACAATACAGCAAAAGGAGAGGGCGAACCCCCTCCAATTGCATGACTTCTATTTTAGTTAGAAGTAGTACCCTTAACAACAACCTGCGGTCTACGCAGCATGTTGACAAAGTTTGACTCTGATTGAAGAACGACCTCTTCATCGCGGTCGCCCGGATATTCAAACACGTAAGCTTCTTCACCAGTTGTGTTAACAAAGCTGAACTTGTTAGCAGGAGAGAAGTAAGTCTTGAACATATCTGTTACGCCAAGAGGCATAAACACTGCATCACCAGCAGGGATAAGCTTGTTGCCGTTGTAAGAACCACGGTATTCAATGTAACGAATACCAGCGTGATCGAACTCACGATACAGGCCACTGCCCAGACGATTACGAGCAGGCTCTTGCATAGAAGCGTAATACTTGTAAGCTTCTTTAACGCCAGCGTTGTTGATCAGCTTAGAGAAGAACTCAGGTGAACAAAGAGCAACGATAGAAGTAACGATGTCGCCATTCAGAACGTTGTCTTGGATGTGAGCGATAACTTCTTCGTTTTTACCGATGATGTTAGTTGTGCCTGTTCCAAGAACATAGTCAACTGACTTCTGGGTAATTCCGAAAGAGCTGTACCAGTCAGTAACAACAGTGTTGTTAGGCGCGTATACTGTACCGGCTGTCAGAGCTTGCATACGAGCAGCTTCTAGAGTTACAGCATGGTTACGACGAATACGTGCAAGTTTACGTCCACGAACCTGTGCAAGCTGCTCTTCAGCGTCTGCACTACCATAAGCACGTTTACCTTGCATATCTTCTGGCTTGATATAGTCATCAAGTGGGAAGTGAGGAATCGCAAAGCTGTGTAGCTCGCGGTTATCATCTTTGTTCATGTTGTTGCGTTCACCACGAACACGGTCAGTAATCAGAGCCAGAGACTGGTCTACTTTCTCAACAGTGATGCTATGCTGTGCAACGCCTTCTGGTTCAAAGACACCAAGTTCATTCACAAGTCCCCAAGTATTAGGAACGATAAGAAGTTCTTCGGTGTAATCAACTAGCTCAAAAGGTTTGTCAAAACTACGAATTGTAGCCATTAAAAATACTCCTAGTATTTGTTATTAAATTTGTGTATCTACGTTGATACCAAGGGCTTCAAGAGCTACGTAAGCAGCAGCTTCGTCTACGCCAGCCTTGAATACAAGACCACCGTCAGCAACAATAGCTGGGCCTTTAACAAGAACTAGAACAGTTGTGTCTGTTGCTTCTGGAATAGAAACGTTTTCTAGAACAATAGCTGCAACAGCTTCTGCGCCGTTAGACAATGATTCATCATATTCGACATACTTGCTGCTTGAAGTTACCTTGCCAAGCACATGTCCAATTTTGTAGTCAATTGCAGCGGCTTCGTTAACAGTAACGGCCAGTCTGCAGTAGCCTTGTTCAGACCACAGTTCACGTTTAAGCATATTACTTAGACGCATTGTATCAGTTGCGATAAGAGCCATTTATATATTCTCCAATAATTAAGGATTACTTGTTAGCGTATTGCTTTTCAAGGTAAGTGCGGGTTGCGTTAGCTTTAGCGGCTGGTTCTTCGATACCGGCGTCAACACCTTTTTCTGTGAACAATTCGCCAGCATCACCAGCAGTGGTCATAGCTTTTAAAGTTTCAACAGTTGAAGTGAATTCTTCGTCGGTTAGGTTTGCAAAAGACTTGAAAAGCACTTCAGCTTTTTCTTCGTCCTTAACGGCATCCTTTAGAGCAGCCTTGCGTGTAGCAGATACTTGCTCTTTTTCTTTTGCTTTGAATGCTTCGATTGTTTCATTAGCCTTAGTCAGTTCCGTCTTAAGCGGGCCAACAGCCTTTTCAATAAGAGCTTCAAGGTCAGACTTCTGAACTACATCTAGATTTTCTGTAGACATTGGTGTTACGTCCTCTTTGGTTTGTTTTACGTTTTGTTTAGAAACGCCCTCTTGTGAGGACATAGCTTTTTCAACCAGAAGTTGATCTTTTAGAAGTGTATCAAACTGCTCGGTAGTTACTTCTGAGATAGCCTTGGTTATATTCTCTGCTTTAAATAATGATTTCATTAACTCAACAGAATCAATCTGACTTTGAATATAATCTTGATAAGAGTCTTCGGTAGATTCTTCCATATCAATATTAAATCCAAGGATACCGGCAAGAACTTCGGCTTCATCGTAATACAAACTGAAGAAACGTCTTAAGAAGTCTTGGATTGTCATGGTAACTCGCACCATGTCGGCCTTTTCTACAAATGCTAGAGGAATTCCCTCAGTTGCTTTTGTAATCAGTGTTGTGTACCCATTTGCAGGCCCACCTTGATGCTTACCAACAAGGGCTACGTGAGCACCTTCTTGTTCAAAATTAAAATTCTTTAGTCTGCGTTTAGGCTGCGTCATCTTCTAACTCCTCGTAGTTTGCAGAGCATCCGATACTAACTCCATTAATATCACCGGACTTGATAAGATTCCAAACTTCGTCGTCCTCTACTTGCCACACTTGTAACCAGCTACCTTTTGACACATAAGTATCACCAAGGTAAAACTCAACAGGCGCAATGTAGGATTCAACAATAGAGGCTAGGTTTGTTTCAGATGCGTGGAATAGATTTGCTTTTCTACAGTGGACTTGAAAGTTATGACAACCTTTCCTTACTTCGGCTTCATCGTAAATGTCTCCATGAAGATCAACTTCGTTTGGAGAAAGCACTAGAAAGGTTGCTTGTTTTAACTCTTCATCAACTGCCTTTGTTACAGAGATTCCCTGACCATTGGCTGGGGACTCTTCATGTCTTGGCGCTTCGTCAGACTCACCAAAACACTTAGATAGAAGGGCGGTTAAGCCCTCCATAAACTTGCGTTCATTATTCATCGGTTATCCTGTGTTGTCTGCGTTGCTTGAGGATGTATCTGATGCGGCTGCATCGTCGGCTGTTCCATTAGAAGAACCCTTAGCCATACCATCACCTGCGCGTGTCTCCTGCTTAGGTAGCTCGTCTTTATTGACTGGAGCATCTTCGGCTTTTGGATCGACCTTGAACACAGTTGTTCTAATCTTATTCATAACAGGTCTGTCAGCTTCGATAGCGTTAACAGAGAAGATACGTTGAATAGCTTTTGAGAACTCTTCGATATCAACTTCGTTAAGGTTACCATATCTAAACTGAGGATAGTCAGTGTCTGACCAACCGTTAAGCTTAAACGTCTGAGGTATAAGATCGTAATTAAGTGTGTTACTAATCTCTTGTAGTCTAGCTTCAACAGCCATAGACATAAGGCTTGTCTTCTCACCAGCTAACGCAAATGAACCTACTTGATCTTGTCCCATCTTAAGGAAGTCAGCAAAGAGTAGTGTAAGTATCTTGTTATCCCAACGCTTGATAATCTTATCTGTGTCGTACTGCTTACCACCCTGTACACCCATAAGCTCGAAGTCGAACAGAGGTTGTCTTGATTCAGGGTCGTGAGCCTGTGGAAGCACTAGACCAGTTTGTTCGTTGTTGTGGATATTACGAATAATCTTTTGGTAATACTCGTAGATACCTTTCTCTTCTGGCGTAGCATCATCTGACATATAACGTGGAGGTATTTTTATTCTCGTATATTCGACAGAGTTCGCTAGAATCTGCCCGTTCTCTTATGAACTGCTGTATGTTTCCATACAGGATAGACTATATCATCATCCTAAAAGGATGTCTTCCATTTCGACTACCAATCGCTTGTAGTCTACTCCCCTGCCGGGGATAGTCGTTGCACGTTCAATTATAAACAATGTTTATAAAGCTTCGCTCAGGATTGCCCTCGCCATAATGCGTTAGGGGTTCCCCTGAATTAAAAAGATGTTCGGTGTAGATTACTCTACAAAGCCGCTGGAACTTTCATTCAACGGGCATACCAACCATGTCTCTGCTAATACCAATAGCTTCTTGTTCTTCAATAAGCGTTCTATACTTCCAAGCAAAGTAGACCTTCTTAAGAGGGCTATTACCTTCTGGGTTATTACGCTTGGGGTTGGTTCTGAATAGAAGAAACTTCTTACGAGGTATTTCAATCTTATTAGTTGTTGAAAGAACATTTCTAAAACGAGTTAGATCGTAGCTTGCAGATAGGTCTTGCTGAACGCCAATAACGTCTCGACCATCGTCGGAGAATAGGAACTTCTCGATGGTATCTTGAGAGCGTACAGGTATTCTCTTCCAGCCGATAAGGCCATCGCTGTACTTGGAGCCAGCTTCAATCAAACGTCTTCTGTAGACCTTCTCATGGACGCTGAAACCGTATGTCAAGAAGCTGGTAATCTCTTGAATGAATTCCATCCAAGTATGTTCCATATCATCTTTACACTGTTCTACAAACTTAGCTTTCTTAACCTGTTCTGGTGTAGCATCCATTGGAGGCACAACTTGCCAATCAACACGAGCAATCATCATTTCAAATAATTCGATTGCAGCTGCGATTGTAGCATCGTAACCCATCTGCTTATACGTTGTAACAACGCTAGGCCAACGGAGCTCTTTCTTCATTTCTTCGTAGATTCTGTCATTGCTGACTTTTAAACCTACAGTTGAGATTTCGCCCATTCTTAATCTTAGGGGAGCTTCTGTGCCAGAGTTTAAGTCTAGATTATCTTCTGCCATAAATCCCTCAGTTATAGTTTAAAGTGAATGGGTTGGTTTGAGTAAAACTTGGTAGCTTAAAGTCTGGAAGCGTGATAGCCTGAGTGAGAGACCAGTAGGCATCTGAAGATGCGTCAACTTGATCGTCTTTCTTATTACGACTACCATCAAAGGATTCCAGCTCGTCTACGAACTTATCATTCCAAGCGGCAGTTAATATCTTAACAAAGCCTGCCTCAGTTACCGAAGCAAATGGAGCAAATCTTGTAAGCTTATTCTGGTTTGTTGTCTTTACTTTTGAATAGTAACCTAAGTCTGCTAGGTCGCGCACAAGTTGTTGTGCATAAGCTTTACCAGCAGCGCCGGGGTCAGCCGGTATAATAATCTGAGTGTCTGTACCGTCTTCTTTGGCACAAGCAACTATCTGTTGGAACACACCTTGGAACCTGTCTCTAAAGCGACACACGTCTTCTATGATGTAATTGTTATCCTCGTCTAAGGCCATTAGAACACCCACAGTCCAGTCAGGATTAGGGTATGTTTCAGAAGGTATGCTACCTGAGATATCCCAAGCTCTTACACGCTTCTTAACTTTTAATGGACGCTTCGGTATAAACTCAACCCAAGCTTTTTTCCAGTAACCAGACTCCTCTGGTCTTGCGTACCAAGAACCATACAGCAGACGCTCTTTCTCAACCCTTGTAAGCGACATTAGACGACTTACGTATGTTGGGTCAGCTTTCATTAGAGGTGGGTTGTCGTAGATTGTAGCTGGGTGGAATACGAAGGATACGATACCACTTTCTGGGCCTTCTCCGTGGATAGCTTCTAACTCTTCTCGGGTATCAGCCCAATTAAGCTCGTCACCATTTCTTACGAAGAAACGCATTAAACCAGCTTTCGCTGGGTCGGGGATTCCTGTGACGGGATCGAGATACCATTCTACCCACTTACGTAGGAAGCTATCGTAGTCGGGGTTACAGGTAATCTTCATTTGTGTTTTGTATTTAGAGCGTGGAGCTCTTAGTCTTGACCGTAGGTAGTCAATCATTGTTTCAGAGAAGTGAGTGCCTTCGTCGAATAAAACAAAACTATACTGAGCACCCTGATGACTATACTTGTCTTTTTCCATTTCAAGGTGAGAGAATTTAAGCTGCGCTCCCGAAGGAAAT